AAATATTAAATATTAAACCTTCTCCAACCTAAATGTGCCATTATCTTGCTTGACCAACCTGCCAACAAGCAATAATTCGTCTTTCGCAAAACTATCATAATCATACAGCTCTTGCGTTTCCTTATTATACGCATATTTAATTTTATTTATTATTAATTCGTTCAATTTTAATACTTGTTTTTTCTTGTTTAATTTCATGCCCTCATCTTTATCTTGAGCCTCTATATTTGGAGTATATATATATTTGCTTTCGCTTGGATTACCTATTACAAAACATTTGACATCTTTTTCGGTACTTGACGCACGCGTATGAATGCTGCAATCTATTGCCGACTCCTTTACACTTTGCAACAACGAAGCATTAATTTCCTCTTTTATACTCGAAATTTCGTATAAATATTCGTCGCTTGTAATCACTTTTTTCTTATCCTTTTTCGATATATCTTTTAGCCTCAATTCAATAGATAAGTCGCTAGACAATTGTTGCTCGCTAAAAACCATTAAATATAAAAACACATTTACAGTTTGCAGCTCTTTTGGCAAGTCGCTATGACTGCAAATACGCCGCGCTCGCCCAATAACTTGGTGAATACGAACAGGATGCCAATAAGGCTCGGTAATATGGACATAACGCACATTCTTCAAACTAATACCTTCCGCACCCGACGACGTAATCATTAGCACCTTTATTATTTGCCCCATGTAATTATTATCTGACAGCGTTTGCAATACTTTTACTAACGACGACGGAACAAGTTTCCAATTGCTATTTAACACATTTTTAATAATTTCACGCTCTTCAGGAGTTTCCGACCCGGTATAAGAAGCAAACATGGGCTTATTCATATCTTCGCTGGCTACATTTAAAATGTATTCGCCGGTCTCATTTTTTTTAATCTTAAACTCGGCAAAATTATTTTCTCTCAAAACCAATTTTAAAATACCAATGCCTTCTAATGTTTTGAATTGTGAATATAATAAATGAATGCCTTTGTGGTCGTTATCAATAATATTTTCCAAAATATGTAAAAATTTGGGACTATATATTTGTAATCCTTCTTTAGATAAATATTTGCTTCCATATTTTTCAAGCTCTTTTAGCGCTTCCGCAATACGCTTACCATAACTTAGGTCGCCCGTTTTCGGATTTTCTGCATTCTTTTCTGCATTCTTTTCTGCGTCCTTTTCCAAATCCTTAATATCATCGGCGTCATATTTACCATCAATATTGTCCAATTTTTCAGAAATACTTAGGTTATCAATAACATCTTCAGAGAGATTTTTACCTATTGCGTCGTCGTCATCTAACGACCCAATAACACCTAATGCCGCCTCTAATGTTTCATCATTATTTGGCATTGGCCGCCTTATTTCGGGTTTTGGAAATACAAAATTGCAAAATGCGCGCGAGAAAATGCGATATGTTGACACACTATCACTATAAAGGTCGTCACCTTGCGCACCGGTCTTCGTTTTCTTAGACTTCTTCTTTTTATTGGAATCCTCTAATTTGCGCTCTTGAACGCGGGCTTCTTCATAAATGTTAAACTGAAAGTCGCTCATGGGAATTTTAATTATTTTAAAGTCGTTGCTGTTTGAATGCATATATTTAGGCATCAATTGCTCTTGTGCGCTCCTAAAATAAGACGTTAATCCAATTATACGCATTTTAAACATAGACGGATTATTGATCGAATTGTTTGGGCTAATAAATAAGGCCTTAAAATCGTCAAAATTATCGGGAAGAGCCTTGTACCCGTTTACATTTATTTTGTTGCCCGCAATTTTGAGAGATTGCGCCTCTAATGCAGCCTTTATTTTTTGTAAAAATTCTTCGCTTGTTAATACATCACTCGTATAAGCCAACTTGTTTTTATTTGTTTCGGATTTAACGTAGCCAAAAGGGTTTTGTGTGATGGTGACCTCATAACTTACTGAATTGTATTCTATAAGGTCAACATAATTTAATATATTTGCTGCCTTAAAGATGCCCTCTATTTTTTCCTTTGTCATGGTCTTTTTATCTAATATTAACTTGCAATTATAACTTCTAATTGTGCCACGTAAAATGTTGAATAATATTGCTATTTCATTTGGATAATTGATTATTGGTGTACCGGTCAATAATATAATTTTGCAATTTTCCGCGTCCATTAAATAATTGTATAATCGCATTGATAGCGACGTTTTGCGGGTCAATTTGTTTACTATTCGGCTAATAAAATTATGAGCCTCATCAATAATTATTACTTTATTGGAAAAAGGGTTGATTGTGCCGTCATGCGTCATTCCGTTTAAATGAGAGCTTCGCAATCCGTTATAACTTATAAATTGGTATTTGTAATTTATCATTTTATCCAATTGAGAATTTATTTTCTTTTGATCCTCAAAATCAAGGCTGTCATAATTAGGCTCCTTTTTAACGTTAATAAACCATGCTCCTCCGTTATTAATTATATATTCACGAGACAACTTTAATAAAGTGCTTAAATATTCAATATATTGCGGATTTTCTTTTGTATCTATAAACTCCCAAAATTGATTTTTCTTATACATGTAGTCGCCGCATTTTTTCAATTCTTCAACATAATTGTCCTTCAGCGACGCAGGTGTCAATATTAATACTTTTTTATCGTTTTTAATTCCCTCGGCAATTGCTATAGAAGAGCAAGTCTTACCTGACCCAAGACCATGATATAATAGGAGACCTCTATATGGCGTATAAATATTTAAATAATCTCGCACAATCTTTTGATGAATTAAGAGAGAAAAATTGGCGCTATTATTATTTTCGCAACTAATAGATGCTTTACCTGATAACATGTCTTGCTCTTCTTTTAATAATTGTTGCTTATACGGCTCAAAGAGAGAATTAATAAAACTAATAAAAATCTCTCTATTATATAAATAATAACTAGACGCTTTTATTAACACATTAGGCTCTAATTTTGGTATTCTAGAACTATAAAGTGTTTTACCTATTCGAAGATCTTTTGGAATAATTAAGGTTTCGTCAATTGTTTCAGGATGCAACTTTTTGGTTTTTTCTGACTTGTCATGCTTTTCTGACTTGTCTAGTTTTTCTGTATTTTGATCCGGCTTAGGTGTTAATCTCTCTTGTGATGGTAAATTTATTTTAGATTTTTTTAATGCTTCTGTTGACGGATCTTTAATAATTATTTTTTGTTTTGTCTTAACAATATGCGTTAAAGTATTTTCTGCATTATAAACCTGTGGTTTATTAGTTAGCTGTGATTTTTGAGATGCTTCTTCTTTTATAGTTGTGCTTGGTTTTTTTGTTTTGTAATAATCTTTTTGAACAACTCCTAAATTTTCTTGAAGATCACTAAAAAATTGCTCTCTATTTATTAAGCGTTCGCTGGTTTTATCTATAATATTTGGTCCAACACCTTCGCTTGGTATTTGTAGTATAACATTGAATTGTTGCGGTTTTTTCGGTATTGGTTTTATTTTTAATTGTTCCAAAGTTTCATTTATCATTATTATATATATTTAAATAATATATAATAATAAATATATGTGTTTTTAATATTTTACTTAATGTTTAATGTTTAATGTTTAATGTTTAATGTTTAATGTTTAATGTTTAATGTTTAAAATGTATCCACAACTGCAAGATTAAATAGTCTTAATGTATGAACTTATGCAAATATATCTCTATATTTACATAAGCTCATAAATATTTTTATTATATTATATATATTATGTTATATTATATATAATATGTTATATTATACTATTTATAAAAATAACAGTTCATATATTTATATATAAAATATATAAATATATATAAATATATATAATGAGTAAAAAAACAAGGCATAATTATGACTTTAAGAAAAGTCATACTTTAAATAAAACTAAATCAAAGCAAAACGACATGCAATCTATGCTTTTAAGTATTGATAATAATAATAGTCAAACCGGTGGTGCTAATCCGCTTCCTACATGGTTTCGAAATATATTTGGATTTGACGAAAATGCCATACTTACAGGAAATAATCCTACTAATCTAGAAAATTATTTCACAATTAAAACAGAAACTATTGACGCAAATGACACTAGCGCTAAAGATAATTATCTATCTTCATTATCTGCATTTTTTTTAAGTTCTAGTGAAGATGCAAAAGTAAAAGTGCAAAAACATACTCTAATATGTAGTGATGCTACTAATGCTCCACAAGGGTTTAAAAGCCAATACATTGGAATGTTTGACCGGCCAAATCTAGCTCAACTAGAACAATGCATTAAATCCAAAGAATATAATGATGCTTTTAATAAACTAAAAGCCGTAAACATAAAAGACAAAAAAAAAGGTGGACTTACATTTAAGCATATTGTAACTCAAGATGTAGCACTTTTACACTGTGATCCAAAGAATGAGGGGGCAATATTTCAAGTTGCTAGCCAGTTCAATTGTCTTGTGATGAGAAGTGACGCTGCAACACCAAATCAAGGCGTAACTATTTATAGCGATGATCATACACAAGGACCCGCTTGCGCTATGGCATGTCCAGCTGCACTAGTGTATCGCAACTACTTTGTTGAGCACATTAAAAATGGTGAAATTTATAAAGGACAATGTGCTCATCAAATTGACAATTTAGAAGATATTGGTGTTTTGTTGGAAAACATGAATCAAACATACTGGACTATGAGAAACGGCTATGTAATTATGAATTCTGTTGGAGCAACAAAATTACAAGAAGTATCAAATATAATAAGCGATATTAAAAGAGATAGTATAATACAGGCGCTACGCGTAGGCGTACATTGGTCAACGTCTGTTGTAGATAATCAAAAAATAGCTACAAAAAAAGAACCTCTAAAACATCGTGTATGTCAAGTATATGCATCTGCGTTACCTGTTGCGTATAATTCTATATCAAATACAGATCTATGGGAACCCTTTGCAACTTGTATATTGGATGGTTCATATATGGCAACTCTTTGTATAGCAGCTTTAATTGCCTTAAAATCACAAACACGTATCAAATGCTACCTAACACTTATTGGTGGTGGTGCATTTGGTAATAAACCAGATTGGATAATTAAAGCAATAGAAAAAGCTCTTGAAAAATACAAAGATTATCCAATTGATGTTATGTTAGTGCATTATAATCCATACTCAGATAAATTTATTAAACAAGCGGAAACCAACCCGAAATTTAAAGAGATGATCGATGCAATAATCCCTGGTGTATATAAAACAGGGTTAAAAACTATAGGAGAAATTATTACAGACTTGCCTGAAAAGTGTGGATCATCTAAATTTGATATTGCCACATTTTTAGATCCTATTCCTGATACTAATAAAACAATAAAAGAAATTACTCTTCCAAATACAAGTAATAAAATGAAATTATATGCAATACAAGGCTCATTGGTTGATTTTAAAGGCGATGTTATTGTAAATGCTGCAAACGAAGCATGTCTTAGTGGTGGAGGTATTGACGGAGTAATAGGTGATAAGGGCGGCGATTTACTATATAAAGCACGTAAAGCCCTACCTCTTATAAGAAAAGATGTTAGATGTCTCACAGGACAAGCTAAAACAACAATTGGTGGAAATCTTAATACTTGTCTGTGTATTCATGCTGTAGGACCTAATTACACTATATATAATGATAAGTGGCCCGAAGCCGACCTTTTGCTATATAGTGCGTATTTTAATTCCATGAAAGAAGCATATCATCATGGATGTACTAATATTGCCTTCAGTTTGTTATCATCTGGTATATTCAGAGGAAAAGATAATAAAGATAGAGGTCTTAAAAATGTCATAAGTATTGGTATATTAGCCGTTGTTGATTTTGCAATTATATTCGGGAATGTAGTTGATGTTTTTTTTTATGGATTTACTGACGAAGAATATACTTCATTAGTAACACTATTTAGTAAAGATCAGGATGCTCTTATTAAAATTGAAAACATTGATAAAATCAATAAAGATGAGATTATTAAGTTCAAAGCTGCGCAAGTGAAAACACATCCAAAGTATGAAACTCTACAATCTGCATATGATGCACTAGCAATAAAAGCAGGATTAGGACAAGGACCAGGTCCAGGAGATGCAGCGCTAGGAGATGCAGCAGCAACACAACAAGAAATATTTGCAAAGTTTGAAACCAATCTTGAAAATTATGATCCTCCATCTAATCTAGACTATAAACAATTTGGGCAATTTATTCTTGAAGGTCGTCAAGTCATTGATAAAAAAACAAAAAAAACTGATTATGTAAGAACCAAACGCGTAGCAATACTTGTAAATACACTTAAATTGTTTGAAACGAAGACACCCGAATATTATAAATCGGCAAAAAAAAATATGTTAAATTGGTGTAAAAATGTAACTCCACGAAACGAGAATGGTCTTGAAGTTATAGTTGTAAAAAGTGATTGGGGAGAAATGGCATTAAAATGTACGAAAAAATATGGTTCAATATTTGCTTGTTTAAATATGGCAAATAGCGAAAATCCCGGCGGAGGATATCAGTCTGGAGCAGCAGCACAAGAAGAGAATATGTTTCGTAGAACAAATTGCCACTTTTCTATTAATAGAGATAGCATGTTAGACCCAAATAAGGATAAATCTTATTACTTTTATAAACCGCATATGCAAGATCTAATAGGTGCTAAAGATGGTGAAAATACATATATAGATCTAGAAAATCCTCGTATATGTATTAAAGATAAGGAGACTTATAATGATGTTAATACTCTCGAAGGTACTGAATATATTGGATACGGTGAACTCAGTGATGACGATAAATTTTTATTTTATGAATTACGTTGTGCTGCTGTACGTATAAGCAATCCTAATCAGTTTAATAAAACTGAAATGAGAAAAATTATTCATGCACAATTTATAACACTTAAGAAAAATGGATTACGACATGCTATTTTAGGCGCATTTGGATGTGGCGCTTTCAATAATCCTCCTCTCAAGGTTGCTGCATTATACAAAGAATATTTAATACAATATAAAGATGATTTTGATGTAATTGCTTTTCCTATTTATTTTGCCGGTAATGGACCAACAAACTATGCTAGTTTTAGAGAGATACTCTTAAATAGTCCAGATGATGAAAATACTAGCAGCATTTTTTATAATGGAGATGCAAACGGTGCAGAAGCAGAAGCAGAAGCAAACGAAAGTCCTAAGGTTGTTACTCCTGCTGCTGCTATTGCTTCTGCTATTAAAAAAAATACTAGCAAAAAAGGTCATGAAACAGCTGTAACAGGAAAAGCTGGAACAGGAAAAGCTGGAACAGGAAAAGCTGGAACAGGAAAACCTGCAAAAGTGATAACTGGAACAGAAAAAGCTGCAAAACCCACAAAAGTGCTAGCTGCAAAACCTGCAAAA